ATCGCACTCCCCGTAGAATCGGTCTTTTTAACACTGATTTTATAACCTCTGGCAACCGTTGCAGCCGACGGTAAATTAACAATAATGGCCCCTCCCGTGGCATCGGCCAAAATCAACTTGTGTTCATCAGTTAAATCAAGCGTCTGCGTATTAGTAATAGCGCGTGTCGTTCCTCGAATCTGAGAAGCAATCACTTGATAATTAGAACCGTCACAATGAATTTTGACAAAATCATTAAAATCATACAGCGTTAAAGTGGTCATCGTATCCACTGTTTCTGAAGCCGCTGGATCAATAATGACCTTATTGGTTGTAATATCTATTTTTTTTATGGTCATTTCAAAACCATCAGACGCACTTGATGCGGCTAATAAGTTGACCGTGAGATCTCCACTGGTCGCATCGGCCAAAATGGTTTTTCCACGATCGGTTAATACTACGTTATAGTCAGAAGTTTTATTTAAAGAGGTAGTCGTGGTGGAGTTTAAGTCCGCAATCGAAGCCGTTAATCCCGTCCAATCACGGGGATCATACGCATTGATATTATCGACCGTATAGACAATCTGACCGCCTGTCGGTGGATCATCAGCGGTTGGAACCGCGACCACCACTTTATAAGACCCATCCATCCAGATATCCGCTTGCCCTTGCGAATCCAACACAATCGGATTGGTATTCGTCGCGACTTTCCCTTGGTCTTTCCAAGTGGTTTTTTTCGTGGATGTGCCGGCATCGTAAGTAAATACTAAATACCCCGCAGCCGCAATATCATCGATAATCAACTGAAAGCGTGGTGGAATTAATAATGTTGCCATGCGGGGTTCCTCCTCTAAATGATTCCTTGTAAGTTTTTAGCTTGGTGTGCGCCAATCGATGAGAAAATAATATCTAATGCCCGTTTAGAAACATGTGCCATTTCTTTTTCACTGGCTGTTGCACCCACTCTTTCTACATGTTTCATCAATGATTGGCCCGCACGCGTTCCTAATAATCGCGATACCCCAAATCCACTTCCTAATATAGGCAATAAAAGAGCAGGATGATAAATGGTTGACCCAATCATGCCGCCATACCATAAATGACGCATTGATCCCGCGGTGGGCTCATAGGATTGGTTACTAATTCCTCTAAAATATTTTTCTAAATAGTTAATGGTGCTTTGATATCCTTTTAATACTTTATGTTGTTCCGGTGTGAATAAAATCTTATTCACTTTTCCTAATCTCAAAGCATTATTGACAAATTTCTTACCATTTACCCCCGATCCTTCGGTAGTGGCTGATTGCATCGCATGATCCAAAATAGCCGCTCGAGCAGCATTCAGAGATTTCTTGTCGCCTTCGGGCAAAAAGTTAATGAGTTTTGAAGCACGCCACATTTTGTTAGGCGCTAAAAATTTACCAATAACCTTATCCGTATCATATTGATTATCTAACATCCCTGTAAACGGCCCTCCCTTAAAAGGGAGAATTTTATCTTTATAGTCTTGTGATAATTGATTATGCAATGCTCTAAGTTCAGGGCTTCCCGCATCCCGGGCAAAATCATCCATATCAGATTGTAAACTGCCATAGAGTTGCTTTTTAAGGCCTAATTCTTGGGAAACATTCACGCCACCAAACTTTTGTTTAGAGCCCAACGCGCCGACATCACTACCAATTTGTTTGGCTAATGTGTGAACTTCGGGATAGGAAAGACCTGAATGGAGAGAAGACTGATAAGGATTGGTAATACCAAATTGATGTGCTTCAGCTAACCGTTTGTTTGCCTCATTTAACAGTTCCGTATTTTGAAGCTCTGGACTTTTAGCGGATTCATCGGTAATAAATGATGAAAGTGCCTCTTTATAATGATTGAGAGGGCTAATTTTTCCTGTTTTCAACGCCAGCGGATAAAGTTCATTCTGATAACGTTGCGATAATGCGCTATTATTTTTATTAAATGTTTTTTGAATCGCATCCCGAAGGACCGATCCCGATGTTTCTGAAGGATGGGCTTCTTCAAACTCCCCAATAATATCCTGCGCATATTTTTTAGCACCGTGGGTAAGATTCGCGCCGGTTTCTCTTAATCTTTTAGTAATCCCCGAACCCGGAATCATTTCCGATAATTTTTTCTCCAACCCGGGATAGATTGGTATTTTTTGGCCTAACGTTTCACCTAAGGCGACCATTTCTCTTCCCACCGGAGACGCTGCTTTGGATAACAGCGCACCTGCCACCGGGATGCTTGCTCCCCCTAACGCGCCCCCCACTGCATTCTGAAGAATGTCTTTTCCGCCTGTCGGATCATACTGGGTAGCCCCAATTAGGCCACCTGTTGGAACTTGTGATGCCGCTTTTGCTAGAAGGGTGGGAGCGCCCGCTTTGGAAGCCAGTTCACCCAACCCCGATGCTATATCTTCTTCTGGAACCGCTGCAAAAGGTGCCACCGATCCGAGTGTTTCTCCAATAGCTGTTGCATAGGGATGTTGTTCCTGTGATTGTTGATATTTTGCATCCGAAGCTAATTTTTTATTATAAGCTTTGGTAAAATCTGCCGCTGATTGATGGTTCATCGCTTTTGAAAGCTCTGGAAAATACTGCTGTTCGGCATCATTAATTTTTAATAGATGCTGTTTTATACCGGCTAACGCATCTTCGACCCCAATTTTACCTCCTAACAAAAGCGATCCAATCATAGAAGTATGATTCGTCGTATGATCACCATTTTCTGATAAGGTATCTGCCAATGCATTTACATCGACAGGTGACTGAGAAATATCTGAAGCATGAGTGGTTTGTTGTGCCAGTTGATCTGCTAATTTATCAACATCCAATGCTGCCATTATAAACCTCGTTGCTTTCGATAAGTTTGACGGGTCAAATCAATGAGCTGACTCATTTTAACTTTTCCTTTATGTTTCTTAACAGCTGCCATAAAAACTCCCAATTTCGTTCCTGTTCCAGGCACAATATAATTCATTTTTTGTTGGTCTTTTTGTTGAATATAAGGCGCTAATTCATTTGTAATTTTATTAGCATCCACCGGTTGGCCTGTCATGGTCCGCATATCTTTTAGACTTTTAGCATGGGATGCCACATACGACGCCCAAGAATCAAGATTTCTATAATCTATCCCATTATCTTCAACATTAATCGCGGGGGCGTCTTTCATATAGCCATTCCATAATCTATCAATATCAGTGCGATCTGTAATACCCTGATTATGTAAAAATCCTACCATTTCTTGTTTTTCAAGAACCCGATGCGTCGCGGCATTCATCATATCAATAAGATGCTGCGCCGCTTCTGGTTTTTGCCAATCTGAAGGTTTCATTCCCTTAATCACCCCCAAAATAGCTCTGCCAGCTTGACCTACATGCGATAAATTTTGGAATTTCTGCAAATAAAGTTTATTTAAGGCTGCTTTTAATTCTTGACCTTGTGCGGTCGTAAAATTAGTCATCGTGGGAGTGAGTCCCGTCATCGCCTTGTTTAAAGCACCCTGAACTTGCTGAAGATCTCCCATTAAATCCTGCGCTTTATCTGCATTCTGGTTAACCGTCGTTAAATAAGCTTCATTTTCTTTTGCTTCGGGGCCAAATTGTGCTTGTGCGGCTGGACTAAATTGTTGTTGATATATTTGCTGTTGTTGCGCGGCAATTTGTTGGGGAGACAATGTTGACATTGGCTGCGGCGTTGTGGGAAGGGATTCTTGTCCTCCTATAGACTGAGAGGGTGGGGTCTGTAAATCAGCAGCAGTCGCCGCTGAAGGAGCATTTGGATCTCTCGCAGATGACTGAACTGGCGACGTTGGAGTAGAAACCGGAGGTGCTCCAGTCGGAACTTGTGGCATCGAAGGGACGCCCTGTGACTGAGTTTGGGAAGCAGGCTGTGATAAAGCACCACCGGCCTGCATGGCTTCAGTCGTTCCAGGGAGAGCAATATTATTTTTTATCAAAAAAGCGCCCACTATATTTTTTTGTTGGGGCGTTAATTTTCCAAACCAATCGGACTGCGTTTGTTGAGAATGCCAACCCGTTAATACTTCATATTGTTTTTGAACTATATTAGCATCTGCCTCAGCCGATTTAGTTCTAGGATCATTGGGACCATATTTCTGAAGATTATAGAAATAATTCTGATGCGCTCGTACTAAAGGCGATTGGCCGGACGCACCCCCTCCTAACGCCGCTTGCTGTTTAGCCGCAGCCAGGATCCCTTGTGCTTGAGCAGTTTTTATTGTTTTGTAAGCATCAATCGCCGCGCCCACGGGATCACCCTGAGGCGCTTGCAATAAAAGTCCATAATTGGGTGTGGGTAATGCTGGCATTTCAAATCTCCTTATTTATTAAGGCCTATTAATCATTTGGCTGCAAATGCTCCTGCCGCTTCTCCAAGCATCTTTTCAAAAGCCGCTAATTTTTGTGCATCTGAAGCATAACCACCCATAATCGCATTCGCCGCTCCTTGGCCTAAGGCCCCATAAGCACCGCCAATATCACCGGCATATTGCGCACCTAATCCGCCTAAATATTGTCCTGTTCCTAAAGCGCCTTGGAAAGCTTGTCCCGCCGCTTGTTGACCGCCCTGCGCTAATGCCCCCAATCGATTTTGATATTGACCATATTCTTGATTGGCCATTTGCTGTGCATAGTTTTGCATCTGCCTCGCAGTACCCGTAGACCCTAAAAGTCCGCGCGCTGCCGCATTCTGCTGAATCCCTTGTAATCCTTGCTGAAGTGCAAATTGATAACCGGGACTGGCTTGAAATTTATTCACTGCACTTTGCTGTGCTTCGCCAGCGCCTTGTGGCGCACCCGCCACGCCAGGTTGTCCCCCTCCTAATCCCATCGAAGCGGCTAATTGATTTTCAGCCTGCGCACCCCGCTGCATATAAGGATTAAGAAAACCAAGTCCTTGCCCATACATTCCTAATACATCCCCGCGCCCTTGTTGCCAGAATTTCTGATAAGCATCAATTGCTTTCTGAATCTCATTACTATAAGCGCTTTGTGCTTGGCCTGCGGCTTCACTGCCGCCGTCGAAAAGTCCCATAGGGCATCTCCTTATGCTTTATACCATCGTATAATCATGGCTTCTTGTAGAATATCATTATCGGCCGTTCCTTGGCCGGTAAAAAATAGTTCTAAATCCGTTGTGAGGTTTTCCGATACGGAAAAATTAATAGATTCGTCCAATACTAAAGGATCACTGGATATTATTTCGACATTTCCTTTTTCTGTCGCACTTCCAGTACGAGCAATAATAGCTTTGACATGCCAACTACTATTTCTCGCTCTTATTGCTCCGGTATTATACAACACAGTCGACCCGAATTTCAGCTTTAATGTCTTATTATTTGCGTTATTTGCAAAACTTCCCCACGCTTCTAATTCTAAATAAGTACCATTCGTATTTAATGTATTTCCCAAAATGGTATCCGACGCTAAGGTAGTTTCGGCCGCTAAGGTGGTCCCATGTTGCGTAAAATCAACAAATAAGTTGCCGCCTAAATTCACCACATCTGAAGAAACACCCCCTGGCAGCGTGATGGCTGAATCGGATATCGTCACTCCATCAATCGTTCCACCCGTAATGGCGACATTATTGGCATTTTGAACCGACATCGTGCCTAAATCAGCACTATTCGCTTTTGCATTCAGTTGAGTCTGAACCGTCGTTGAGGTAGTAATCCCCACCATGGTATTGAGTTCAGCGACGGAGGCTTTTAATCCTCTTAAATTAACGACCGCCGGTAAAAGACCGCCGCTTCGTTTCCACATCGCATATTGAAAACGATAGACATGATCATTATCGTAATGCTCCGTCTTTGGCGGCTCTAATACCTCATTGTGAATATCGGGCGCAGCCACTAAGCATTTCCTTCTTCCATGTCGGCCACCGCTCCTAAAATCGTGAGCGGAATCGGATCGGTACAGCGGAGTCTAAACGTAAAATCGCGTCCTTTTGAAAATCCCAGACGATTCCATCGCACGCGGCTGACGCGATCGCCTACTTTGCCCCCTTTTCGCCACCGTTCATTTCCAAAATGGGTGCCCCCATCCCTCGACACTTGAAGCATTAATAAGGCATTTGCTCCTTGACCATTATCGGTACCGACCCCTTCATCAATATCCACTTGTAGGGAATGCATAAACATTCGATTTAATGACGGCGGATTAATATGACGGGTGGTTCGTTCCCGTAAAATATAATTGCCATTTTCAGTATAAGAATTATCCCGATTGTAGGGATCGACCATTTCGTAAATATTACCCGATTCAAAATCACCCACTAAATGCCGTCCTTCATAAATCGCATAGCAGTTGGCACGCCATCGTCCTTGGCGCGTATCACTGGTGGAGGGATCGGTATTAGTTAACGTCGATCGTCGTTCATGCCACTCATTCGTGGTGACATCATAAACCCACGTTCTATCTGCCGTTGGAAAAGTCAGGGTATAAAATAAATGACCATCTAACTGCATGGACCATCCAATCGCATCATCGACTTTTGAATAATTTCTTAACTCCGCATTTAAAGGTTCATTACTAATGACTTTAGGCTCATAGCCTTGAATCATAATCACGACGCGATCACCATCTCGACTGCGGCCGAGCCAAAACAGAAAATTATTATCTGAATTGGTGATCGAATAAGGCGCCAAACATCCCATATATAAAAGTAAACTTTGTCGTCGTTCAAACGGAAAGGAATTAGTGGCCGAACCTCCTGTGTTATACCATACCTCCGTACTCATTTCTCCGATCAACCAAAGCTCTTCTCGAATCGAAACAGCTCCCACCAGATTATCTGGATAAGCGTAGGCAGTCGCCTTTAAAACATTAGGCGCACTCCCTGAATTTGCCAGACGCGTGAAATCATCTAATTGTGTGAGGGTAAATGTTTGGGAATTGATTTCCGGTAAGACACCATAAGTATCTTGATAAGCGGGCACCCTCGTTTTTGGATAATCCTTATCGACCGTTACACTAAAGGTCCATTTATCGTTTAATTTATGTCCGGTTGCATTCGTAAAGGTAATCGAAATACCATTTCCTAGGTCAAAATCATAATTAGCCACAATCGGAACAAAAGTCGTATAAGTCGCACCGCCATTATCACTCCATTGAAACGTATCGGGATGATCATCATCGGTTGAAATACTGTCAATCTGAACAATATACCCTTTATTCGAAGAACCCGTATAGTTTCCTTGGGCGGTCATATCATTAAGATTTCCAGAACCACTAAAAACGGGGGTACTGATTGTCGCAATGGAAGCAATATTTTCAGAAAACGTACCGGCGGCTTGATAAGTCGCCGTTCCTAGAGTACCGACACTTTTGACTTGATAGGTATAAGAGGTTTGACCATCTGTCAGAAACAGCTGAAAATCATTAGCAATAATCCTCACTTGGCCTTTACTCGTCTTAAGTGTTCCTAATGTTTTTAATCGCGCACCGTTCCCACTTAAAAGAATAAAACTATCATCAATGACCGCATAAAGTTTACCATTTAACGAATATAAAACGCGGACTTCTTTTTCATTTTCATTGGCAGCCGACCAGACGGCCAATGGGCGCACCGGCAATAATGCGGATTCATATTTTCCGGTTTGATCACGGGTAGGATATAAATTGATACAGGTTTGGGCATCTAAATCGACTGCGGGCATTTTGTAAGCCCCCCCGACAAACGGAATGGGAGTTTTCATCAGAAACCTCCTTCAATCGACGGTCGTAAATAAACCGATCCTTTTTCTGTGTCATAATCTAACATTAACTGCAGAGAACTTTCCGCTTCGGCTTTAATAGAGGCATATACATCGCCCTGATTTTTACCAAAATATTTTAATAGTCGATACGCGAGATTAATCGTGATCGCATCGAGCCATTCTTGGGGGAGATCAGGATTATCATTAGAATTGTCAAAATCTTCAATTTTTCGCGTATAAGTAAAACGAATGAGATAATTAACATTATCGGGAATATACCACAGTCTCAAAATACTTTTATCGCGCTCTTTAACAAAATTCCATGAAATAGGAATGCCTGTTTGTTCTTGATTCGTCAAACTAAAATATTCTTCATACGATAAATAATTCATATGAATATCAATATTATTATCACGATTCGTTGAGACTTGAACGCGATTGGCCGAATGAATTTTAAGCGGTTGATTTAACTTTGTTGTATACGTATAAATAAACGCACCTGAATTCACAGCATCATCGAAAGTACCGGTGATTCGTACCGATGTCGTACTCACGACCGTATCGATCTTACTCCATTGAAGCGAATTATCATCTAGCTGAATGCCGATATAATCGCCGCCCGTCATACCGGTACTCGAATTGACGGTTAAAGAATTTGCCCCTGAAATAGAAGCTTCTGTCGTATAGGTTTGAATATAAGCATCTGAATCGGTACTATTATCTCCGCCTGAATAAATTTCATAGGTTTTTTGATCTTTTTGTGGGAAAAGAATTCCTGTTTCTTGGGTCCAAAGATGAATGCCTTGACCCTCCCAGGCTTTTACCATGCGATTAAGTTCCCGAGATCCCAAAAGAATATCCGATTCAGCCGCAATTTCATCATCGGCCAATGCATTAATCATATATAATGCATCCGTAATAATTTCATTGCGTGTTTGAGTAAAATTTATAGAACCACTCGTAGCCATCTTAAAATCCCTTTACTTAAGTCAATTTAACTAAACAAAAAGTCCATTTTCTTTAGTTATTTACTATAAAGATTCCGGCGTCACTTCATTGGTATCGACAAATACATCGGTTTGTCGTGGTCTGGCAATAGGTACTCGTTGGTGATCCGCCACTCCTCTTACATAATATTGCATATTCACGTGATCGAGACATCGCGGACACAAAAACAAATTTCTTTGGGTAGGATCTTCACCCATTCTTCCTCGACTGCCATATTCCGCCCGATTACATTGCTGGCAGATAAATAAATAATCGCCATATTTGTAATGGTGTCTTAAAGCCATTAATCAAACCTCTTTTTAATGTAGAGAATAATTGTGATGCCATCCCCCGCGGCCATGGATTTAGTGGTAATCATAATGTTTTGATTAAGGCCCGTGCTAAACGGGGTATCCACGATGCCCCCAAATCCCATTTCCCCACTATAAAAATTAAGATCATTTGAATCATTGTCAGGAATTTCTAAGAAGGTCTCATTAACATCCGCCCCCCATAAAAGAAAAGCCGACGCGCTTCTGGCAGTATAAATCACTCGTGCTATTTTAATCGAAGTCGGAGACCCCGCTAATGTAGAATAAGCTAATAAGGTTTCAACGGGACCATCGGTTCCCGTAATATTAAAATGAATGACAGAATCTCTTTCACCATCAAATAAGACAGTTTTATTAATCGTCAGTGCCATACAAACTCCTTTTTATACGAAAGGGGGGGACAATTTGTCTCCCCCTTTTCAAGTGGATTATAAGGCAGCGCCTGTTCCTGCCGCGACAGTCCCGGTTGCGTTCAATGGTTCCCACCAGCAATGGAAGACCAATGTACCGTCCGTTAAGGCAGCTCCATTGGTAATTTGATATCCAATGTCGGTACCATTCACCACTTGATCAAAAATGGCGGTACCAAACGCACCATACGTATCAGCCGGCGAAGTATCAAACCAGAATTCTCCCGCTTCAATCGTATTACCTCCTTGACCCGCAGCACCCGTTGCTCCAATCAATGCCGTTGTCGCACCTGAATACCCAAACTGAATCTGAGGTAAGTCAGCAACGTCGGTTAAGGTTTCAGTACACTCAATCAAGATACGAACGCGCACAGCGCCTGTGACCGTAAATACCTCATGAGTCGCTTCTGTATTCCACGTCGCGCTCGACATATCCGCCGTCACGGCCAGATAGTTAACGGCATTATAATTAATGGCCGACCCTTTGATTTCGTCGATAATCGATCGATTTGTTCCAGGTTCTGTGCCACCGGTTCCATTTCTCAATGCATCCCATGCATCTCGTAAGACCGCGTATAAGGACACATCATTAGCCGGTGCGGCTGCAGAAGCTGCGGCTGCCGGACCCCCACCATTCAACAAATCGTACAATGAACGATCTGCCAATTCGGTATCGGTACCAAGCTTACCATGCAGACTTTCGGTCGTCGCAAAGTCAGAATCTCCCACCAACGCCGAAAATGTCGTCGCATTATCGCCCAATTTATCCGTCAATGTGGTTATCGTATCACCACTTGGATCGCCAATATTGGTATTAATGGTCGACAAGGTTGTGGCAGCGGCTTCCGTGTTGGTTACATTCTGTTTTGCGTAAGCCATCAAAGACTCTGTCGCACTCACGGCCCCGGCGGCGGCTGCGTCCGTCTTATTTCCGATCACATCGCGCATCTGATTATTATCGACAACATCCGCGGTGGGAACATCATGGAAACCATCAATGGTGGAGAGACTGGTGGCGGCAGCTTCGGTATTGGTGACGTTCTGCTTCGCATACGCCATCAAAGACTCCGTCGCTGTTACAGCGCCTGCGGCTGCGGCATCGGCTTTATTACCAATGACATCCCGCATCTGGCTGTTATCCCCGACATCCGCCGTCGGTACATCATGAAATCCATCAATGGTCGACAAGCTTGTTGCAGCGGCTTCGGTATTAGTCACATTTTGCTTCGCATACGCCATCAATGACTCGGTTGCGCTGACAGCACCTGCTGCCGCCGCATCCGTTTTGTTACCAATGACATCACGCATTTGTGAATTTGTGACCGCATCCGCTCCTGGCACATCATGGAAACCATCAATGGTCGCAAGATCGGCTGTGACAGTTGTTGCACCATCGCCTAATTTAGCGGTAATCGAGGTTAACGTATGGCCTGACGGATCACCGACATTGGTATTGAGAGTGTCTACGACTGTCTGCGCATATTCTTGTCTTTCGATCAAAGAACCGTCAGCATTCGCTGCCACATTAGTGGATGCAAACGTGTTATTCGCATCATCACGCCCATGAATCACAAGTGACTCATGTAAGCATAATAATGTATCCAACGCTTCCACATTCACTGAAAATGGGTCCGTAGTGAAAGTCCCCGTTGCTGAATCATAATCGGTAATTTTACGAGTTTCTGTTTCAGGCGCAGTTCCGACCAAATTATCATTCTTAATGACCTGAATGTAGTACTTGTTATTGAATAAATCATCACCATAACCCGCTAGATCAGCACAGACTAAAGAAGTTGTACTGCCAACCATGCCTGCATCGCAAGCGCCTTTAAGATAAAGACCACTCACATCCAAACCAGTTGACTGAATATACTCCAAGCGCTCCATGACTGAACCATCCGCATTGGAGGTAATGGCGGAAGAATCAAATCCCGTTCGAAGCATGTCATCTAAATTAGAATTAGCCGCATCCGGGACACCGATCATATTTTCTAGATCAGTAAAGTTAGTTCTTGCTGAAGGATTGCCCACATCCGCTTGAATAGCCGATAAATCAGCTGTCACGGTGGTTGCGCCGTCCCCTAATTTGGCGACGACAGAGGTCAAGGTATCGCCCGAGGCATCCCCTAGATTTGTCTGAAGAACCTCCTCACGTTCCATAATGGAACCATCCGCATTCCCACTAATCGCCGTCGAATCAAAGCCGGTTCTTAACATATCATCCAGATTTGAATTGGCTGCATCAGGAATACCGATCATATTTTCTAGATCGGCAAAGTTTGTACGGGCCGAAGGATCACCAATATCGGTCTGAACCGCATCAATTTTTCCTTCAATACCACTTAAATGGGCCGTTCCAATAGGATCACCGGCACCGCCGTCGGTATTAAATCCTTCACAATCGTTTTCCCAGTTAAGAAGCGCCACACTGGTTGCATAAGTCGTGCCACTTGCCACACGTGTAATAACGTGTTTTGCCCAACCCGTTGAACTCGCATGCAATCCCAGACAAGCGATAGGACCCGCGTTTGTTGAACGAATATTGAGATCTAATAACTCAAGATCAAGCATGGCACCCGCAACCATTTCGATAGGATTTGCGGCGAAATCACCACGAATGGTAATGCCTTTAAGGCTTACATTGGAAGCACCAGCGGTAAATTGAATATGCGACTGCTTTTGCGTGCCGCCTTCATCCCCTGGAAAGTATTTCCAGCCATTGATCGAAAGTCCATCCGCAGCCCCTGTGGCTACCAAACAGTCGGTCGTATCAATACTCGTCCCATCATGCCATTCTACGTCGAGAAAGGTACAGTTAGCTCCGGTGACAGAAATAGGACCGGTGAGTGCATCAATACTGGCTGTGAATCGTGGACCGATTAAAGTGACATTATCTGCAGAGATGACCATGGAGGCCGCCACAGCTGTTCCAAAGTCGATGGTTGCTTTGTTTGAACCATCTCCTAAAAATATGATCTCTATACCAGCCACATCCACTGTCACGCCGCCAGCCGCAATGACTGATTCGGTATGACCGGCTGCTACAAAGATTTTTGCACCTTTAGAAGCTGTACAACGACCAATCGCATAATCGATGGTTTTAAAAGGAAGGACATAAGTACCTTGGCCTGTAGCGTCTGCCGCACTTGCGTGACTGCTATCGACCCAAAAAATTTCACCTTCGCTCCCTTGTCTAATTTCGACGGGGATATTACGAATGGTGACGCCATTTTCAAATCCGTGTGGATAATTTGAAATTCCCATAATTTAACTCCTGTATACGTGTATTACCGCCCTTTCGGGAGACATACAGTTCCGTGTTAATGTTTTCGTTCTTGTCTCACCGTGTAAGACAATTGTTCATAGGCTTGTGGATCGCCGGCGTATTTAGCCAGCAGTCCCACTAACGATAACCCTTTTTTGTTTTTTTTTTTGGCATTTTTGATTTTTTCTTTCCTTTCATGTCCATTCTCCTTTGTTAAGGATGGAGGCCTTCAAGGCATCCTGCCCACTATGAAGGAACTTCCGTGTTTCGAAGGCCTTCCCCATCCAACTCATGATTACGCACCTTGACTGCCGTAAAGGGCGCGCCAATCTGTCCAACCAAAACTGAATCGTGCATACGCTTTGAACTTAGCATTGAAGGTTTCAAAATCATTATCGCTGCTAAATTCAGGTTCGGTTCTTGAGAAGTATTTCATACCTTTCATACAATCGGTACGAACAAACCATGCATCGGGATCACTCAGATAATGGTTAACCGCAAACCCTTCCGGAAATATATTCATCTGAAAGAGCGCATTGATATCACGTTCTGCCGTTGCCGGACGTAAGGGGTTCTTCAAGATTCGATCGACCTCAAATTGTAACTGAACGGGCACAATGACTTTTTGGGGACGAATAGCAATACGATTACCGCGATTATCCTTAAAGTTAGCAATGGCTATCGCCGCTTGTTCTAAAGCTGCTTCCGATAAATCGACATCGGTATCTGGTTTATTGGATTGAACACCCGCTTCGGTCGGATGCGATGTATTTAATAAAGACACCCCATCACCGCCAGTGTAGGAACCATTGAATGCTCGGTTATAAACATTCGCACCCACATTTTCACGTGCTTGATTCAAAGAACGTGCCAATGCAATCGTACGATCTTTACCAAATTCATCATACAAGTTATCATCAATTTCTTGACGTGTAATGATGTATCCCAATGCGTACGCGACATGCGTATAACGGGTAACGAACACCTGTTTCATGGTATCATATGAAATTTGTGCGCCATCGGGGAGAACCGGTGCTAAACCTGTTCCCGATAAGGCGACATCTTCTTCATAATGTTTGTCAGATTGATGAATCTCAAATAACTCTTTCCATTCTTGAATGTATTCATTATAAGCAATTCCCCAAATCTGATTAAGACCGGGCCATAATAACTTCGGTGCTGAACCTGTTGATATAATTCCAGCCATAGTATTTCTCCTATTCCTTTAGATTAATTAAAAGCCAGTGACAGGTGGTTTATAGGCACTGTTATTTAACATACAAATTAATTTTGCATTTGCCCCGACTTCATTGTCTGCCCGTGGAACCATCCCCACAATATTTAATGGGAGTGTATCCGTGGTGGCGACGGTTGTTTGATCCAGTTCCATCCCTGACAGTCCCGTCACGGTACTGCCCGCACCAACGGTAAAGTCAGCATTAGCGCCCACATTTCCAACCGCGAATGTCCCACTGGTCTGAATTTCAAATAAGGCATACGGATCGACAATCACATCGACCAATCTTTCTGTACTGGCAGACCGATAGATTTGATTTTCATAATCTCGACTGGGTCGAACGGCTGACACAAACCCCACCGGGCGATCAGACGCCGCACTTTGTGCAACGACGGGATATAAAGCACCATCGACTGACCATACTGCCGAGGTGCCTTGATGGGTGACAAAATCACCCATAAAAACAGCGGTATTATCAGTAGCTGGAATTAAAAAAGTACGGGTCTTCGGCTCGCCGCCGCCACCCAATGTGCCCAGATAACGAGCACCGAAAATGCTATCCACATTAGCCATGGTTAACTCTCCTTGTTAAATGATATTGAAACCGGTTACGTTGTATGATCCCCAATTTCAATTTTTCCATAAAATTTATTTCTATCGCGCGGATTCGCTGATTCCAATGAGGCACTCTCGATCACTCTCATTCTTTCATCGATGTCAGCTTGTTTAGCCCGCTGATCCTCTTCCCATAATTCAAGGGGGATCTCCATTAAGTAACCTATTTCACCATTTCCAAGATGAAACGTCACTTTTCCACCCGTCTCATCACGACTTGAGCCATATGATTGATAGTCGGGTTCGTCTTTTTTATAGACGAAGGTATAACCCGCTGTTTCAAATGCTCTTAGACGACCTGGGCGATCTGCCACAACGCGTCTTTTAAATCCTGCTTTTTGAGAGGCAAATATTACATTTTGATCTTTAAGGGGTACGCGTTTGCGCATTTTTGATTTTCGTTCATTCAACCGATCGGTTGTAGATTTGAGTTTTTTAGGGCGCCCTGCTTTGACGGGCGTTGATACGTCATTAACTGAATCCAGTTTATTCTCTAATTCCATCGTTGTCACCTCTTTTGTAAAAAATTGTTCCTTTAATCTTTCTTAAACTGCTTAAAATATTCTTCGGCATACTGATCCCCATCTAATTGAGGCATCCGACGTTTCAAATGATGGAAAACGGTCTTGGCCTCTTTCGGAAGGTCGGCAAATCCTTGCGGAGTATGTACTTTGTTCTGAATGGGAGTACGGGAGACCGGTGATGGCGCCGCTCTCACGGGCGATACGCGGCCGCCCGTGCGCCCAATCGTGGGTCGATTAGAAAAATAGTCTGGAAAACGTGCGTGAACGGCGGCTTGAATGCTTTCTAATTGAGCCGGTAACGACATCGTATTCCCATATTTAGTCGCAATTTCATTGGAATATTGTTGAGCAAACATGGTCATATCGTCATCTTTTTTATACCAATCACTATTATCTTGCTCAAACTTCTGGATGAGAGGATCCACTGAATTTTCAGAGGGTTCTGGCATATATTGACGTTCATTTTTGTAATTGTCTTGAAATTGCCTAATCTGATGATCGAGTCGCTGAAACGTTGCTAAATCCCCATTTTGAACCGCTTCTAAACGTTGCGCTTCTAAACTAGACAGATCCGTTTGATAGGATTTCTCTTGCTGTTTTTGAAAACTCTTCGTTAAAAACTCAATACTTTTTTCAAGGTTCTTGATCGTTTTATGAGACGCCGACAATTTATCGTATAATTTCTTACGTTCTAGGTAGGATTTAGCATCGATCCATTGATCCTCGTTTCCTATAAATTCTTCTTGAGGACGCCATCCTTTTTGATAGGCTTCTTGTTCGATCGCACTTAATTCTACTTCAGAATCGGGTATTTTTTCTTTTTTTACCCCTAACGCCCCTTCGGGTTCTTCTTCTTTGGCAGCCACAATCGCTGTTTCGGTTGGAATATCGGCATGTGGATCTTCGGCTGCTTGAAATTCTTCTGTCTCTTCGGGGTTTTCGACTTCCTGCGCCATGAGTGCTTGATCGTCATTTTTTCCAAGCTTTAAATTTTTCATACTTTCCTGAATGTCTGCTATTTTTTTAGCACTCTCTTCACTTATCTTATTGTCGGGACTACGATTGGCCATCATTTTATCTCCTTAATAGCATTCTTTATTTCCTTGCACGATGCCGATAATGTCTTCGTCGATAATGGCACGATAGACATCTTCTTCATCGGCTTCTACATCTAATAAAGCATCAGGCGTGATCAAACGCCCCGAGTATTTTGAGAAATAGACTTCATCACCCACTTTGACCGGGATTTCTTTTCCGTCGGGATAAAAAGAAAAAGCGAGATCGCCCAGCGATATCACGGTGCCAGTTTGGTAATCACTCAAGTTTTTCTTAGAAAGTTCGTGCGGTTTAATTAAACAAGTTCCCTTAATTTTTTCTTCCTTTTTCTTCGTCAGTCTCACGAGAATAAAACAAGAAATCGGTGTAAATTTAGGCATCTCCATGAGGGTTCTCCTCTGTGGTTTCCTTTTTGGGGGCGTTATCCATCACGGTGTCATAATCGATATCAATTAAGGATTGAAGCATCGCGATATTTGCCTGGAAAGCAGCGACCTGCTGTCGGGCCTTCGCATTGACTGTCGGATCCGTACTGCATAATGCATCTATATAAGAAAGACGCGCTTCCTGTAGGCGGCCGATTTGAATTTTAAGTCGTTCAAAAAATTTCAAGGTAACAGGATTTTCTAACCACTGTTGGAATTGATCGTTAGCTATCATATTTTACTCCTTCATAGTTTTTTAAATTATCCCTCCGGTTCTTGTGGAGAGGCTTCCTCAGACTGAGGATTCATCATTATTGGACCTCCTTGGCCCGAACTGGTCGGGGCGCCCTCGATCGCGCCAGATAGGGATGCTCCAGCATTTTGAGGCGCCTGATTTAAAGAAGGTCCAATCCCGCTCTGAACGCCAAGTAGCGTCTCGGCTTCCTGAATTCTTTGTTTGATATCAGAACCATACGGGTCGGCATAAATCTCAGATTCAGCTAATGACGAAATCTTCTCTTCTTGCTTTAGCGACTGATCGATGAGTTGTTGCTGACCCGTCAGTTCTAACTGAGCTAATGTATTCATTGAATTAATCTTGCTTGAAGCAATTTGACTCGCTGCTATTTCTGCTTCAATCTTCAAACGGCGCTCTTCCATATCTAATTGCAATGCATCCAGATCTTTTTGCATGATAATTTCATGCCCTTTCATCTGATTATGCGAAGTTTCAGATTTTATCTTATCAATCTCTGCCATCGTCTTGAGAACCTCGGGGGGTGGTGGTGCATTGGGATCCGGCGGCGTCAAAACCTTATCAATATTAGGCACTTCTCTCACTTCTAAGAAACGTTTCACGACCTCATATTGATTAACGCCCGGGAGTTGCATTAAATTCATCAAAAGTTGAGATTGGGCAATCCGTTTTGCCTCACTTCCTAAATTAGGATCCGCCACCGGAAAAATCGCAAAACTCTCCGCTTCTGGCATGCGATAATCATCTGGCATAATCTGACCACTGGCCACCGAGTTCTTAAAATATTGCGTTCCCGATAAATACTTCTTGTTCATCTCATAGAGCTTTTCAAACTCTTTTTTCATCGATTCATACACCCGCAATTGAATCGAATCAAAGACCTTCTGGCCTTGTTCTAACAAATTCTGAACGGTCGTCGCCGGCGTATTCGGTGCAGGTTGTTGGCCAATCATCGTATCGCTCACGGCCGAAATTTCTTGACCGCCCTGCAGTAATAATTCTAATAGCTGAAATAAAACCGGGGAGGGTGGACTCACAGGTAAAGGGACAATATTAGATTTTAAATCCATCCCATTCGTCTCCACGCGTTTCCATTCGCCCGGTTTAAAATCAAGTACCTCTTTCTGCATTCGCACACCGCGCCCAATAAAACCACCGGCGCCATTAGCCAATGTGCCGGCATCTAATAACTGATTGATGATCGTATTTACGGTTTCATTGAGGGGCATTAAAATGCGACCAAATCCTAAGCCGTAAAAATCACCATCGGGCGAAGGAATAAATCGATAGTGCGTAAAATGCTGAATCGGTTCAATTCTAATAAACTCCGGTTTGTCTTCATAAAATATAAAACTGCTTTCATCATAACGGGCGACAATCCTTAAAACTTTTTCAGTCGCTTTATGGACGGTAATAATATAAGGCTCTGAATAACCGTCTTCATCTAAATCAAGATAGGTGTGCTGTTCGTATAATACATGAATATTATTTTCTTCTTCCGATTCGTTCTCTTCCTCGGCATAAATAGTGTCTGGATTGATCGACAAATTATCGTCTTCGTCCGCGGGACTATCGCCCAATTCTTCTAACGGGATCTTGGTAAAAAATCCCATCCGCATTTTTTCGATCAGATCATTGCTCGAATAATAAAGCACATGGGTAATGCGACTGGCTTCATTTAAAGAGGGCGTCCGAATATTAATAATGACATCATCGGGCAGACAGAGCTCACTTTCGGGCATCTGATTTAAATCATCCCAATATGTTTTTTTAAACACACTGCCGGTCAACGGTAAAATCATGAGCAATTTATCGAGATCTTCTCGCCAATGATGGCTCATCTGGAGCAACTGAAAAGACATATGCGCCGCTTGACGTTTCGCTAATGCTTCAAGCTCACCGGTTGGATCGGGTTGCATGACATCTACAAAGACGGCTTGATCGCCCTTGATCATTTCAGGATTAGTACGCGCATTGTACTGAACACACGCCGTGAGCACTAACGGATATTTGACGGACGCGGCTTTGGGCCACGGATAATTTTTTACTTCTTTGAACTGCTTGGCAAGCTTCACCGCACTTTGCATTTGACGGACCCATTCACGCCGACTGCCGTCATCATGGATAGTATTTTGGATCACTTGTGATCCGATATTAACAAGCTTTTCTGATTTAATTTGACTGCAAAGATTAGGGGAAGAAATGAAATCTCTAAGTTTTGAAGGAATACGGGCGTTGTTACCGGCGCTGTTAACTGTTGCCATCCTTGGCACTCCTTTTCAAAAAAAATATCCTTAAATAACCTTAATACCCACCAATCTCACTGCGTCCCTCATCATTATCTATCCGACGAATGGTTTCGGGATGCGCCCGATCATAGACATAATTTCGGTAGTCCCATACCGCTGCTTCTAATGACTGCAGAAATCGTGCGTATTGATTATGAACGGGTTTCGGATTGGCTGACATCATGGAATGACTCCCAGGATTTTTATAACTGTACCCACCTCTAAACCCTTCTTGTATCTGAGGACATTGATTAGACACAATATTTAAAAGTGGTGTTCCTTTGTTCAGTTTTACCAGGAGCGATTGTACATTATTTATCATAGATGACAAGTCAATGTTGGATAAATCACTATAATATTCCTCATATTGATCCATCGTCTCGGGCCAGTTTCTATGCGCATGATCGGATCGAATATAAAAGTCCGGTAAAATCCCCGGGAAATAATCTTCTAAAAATGGCATCACAAAATGATCCATCAGATCGGTTAACGACGATGATTCTGAATGTTCGGCCAACACATACAACGAATCATAATCATTAATGCCGACAATGGAACACGTGAAAAAATTGTCAATATAAATGCCGACCCGGAGCGACACAATAAACAGTCTGTCCCAATTTGTCACGGACTGCGCATGGATGAGATCATTATAATCGGGATAAACTTGGAGAACATTGGCGTATCTTTTAGTCAAATAATTAATCGCCATCGAAAAAGAGTCCACATCATCATCATGCAGCCCATTGGGAAAAACCCTGAGGTTATCCAGGAAATCTTTTAGCCAAATCGATTTTTTTGGAAGAAAGACACGGCCGCTTACAATTGTATCCGTTGCTGCTGACGCACGGGAACCTTTATCCCTATCCACTTTAACCGGCACAATATTTAAACGACTATCAAGTTGTAATTCTTGAATGATGCTTTGACCCGACGCCTTATCTTCAATCAAGACCACCCCAGGATTGTATTGATAAGCGAGCTGCTGCACTTGAACTTTGAGCTTCGGGAAGATGAGTTTTCCTTTCCATCGATCCAGTAAATAAAAACCGTCGCGTCTCACCCCCCATGTCGTACAGACATTAAAGTCATTTTCTTCTTTTGTCTTAAAGGCCGTGTCCCAGGACTGAATAATCTGTTCAAATTCTCCCTCTACTTCTTCATAGTAGTTAAAATGATCAATCGGTATCACATTACCCTCCGGAGTGTATGGTCTTTGTTGATACAGTGCTTCAAACTCGCGTGGATTCGCTTTTTGATAGGCTTTTAAATAAGAGGCGGAATACCGTTCAGGCCATAGTGCCTCGCCTACGTCACGTCCTAAGGGGTCATTTTCCATGGCCAACGCGGGAAAATCAATCACACGCCAATTTTCATGAGCATGCCGTTCTAACAATCTACCCGCAAGGTCATCTTCGTGCCATTTTGTCATGATCAACACGATCGCACCGTTAGGTTCCAAGCGCGTATAGCAATCCGTTAAATACCAGTCCCATACCCGATCACGGTAAACTTTACTATTGGCTTCTTCCGCACTTTTAACCGGATCATCAATTAAGATGAGATTACCGCCTTTGCCGGTGATCCCGGACCCTACCGATGCCGCGCGATAAATACCGCCCTCAATCGTCCCCCATTCCTGCGCCGATTGATTTTCTGGATCAAGATTAAGGCGTCTTCGGGCAATCGTGCGGCTCGCTCTTGAAAAAGAACTCGATAAATCTTTCCCATACGAGGCAATAATTAATGTCCAGGTGGGGTTATTTTCTAAACAATAGACTGGAAAGCGAATCGTCGTGAGCGCTGATTTCCCATGACGCGGCGGTTCAAAGATCATGAGCCGTTTGCATTTTCCTTCTAAGACATCTTGGAGCGCTTCTTGCGTGGCCTTTAAATGCGGTTTATCCCATTCATAGGTGGGCGTCACTATTTTGAGCCAGTCATGAAAGGAAGGAACCTCACCCCGGATATCTTCTTCAAGATAATGCTTTTTTAAAAGCGCGATCTTATCCTTTGATATCTTCATCTGATATTAACGGCTCCCTTCCTTTTTTATTCATCCTCGTCAATCATTATAATAAAATCTTCGTAATTATTGTAAGCGTCTGCCCTCTTTGCCTCTTCTATAATATTGTTCCAACGCTGATAATGTACGTAAGCCTCTTTTAATTCCTCAAATAATTCGTGTACTCGATAGGAGATATATTCTAGCCAATCGACTTTATGTTTACTATCGGACCAAACATCTTGGTCGACCGGCATGTCTCGCGGGGTAGAGACACACAGCATTAAGAGCTCTTCTTCCAAGCGTTTAATCGTTTCTGTATCAGATCTTAGTTCTGACTCACCGGCCCTTATTAAGATATTAATCACCCTTTTTTCGTCGAGATCATCGTCGTAACTTTTATAATCATCGTCACTTCCGTGCACCCAGTCTTTATAATGAACGGTGTAAGATTTTGTCACGGGGGTCTCCTTATTTTTTCTTTTCCAAATGATTAAATGTTAAGCGCTCATAATTTTCCGCGGGATCTAAAAAGACAGTGAAGCGGTCCTTTTTATATTTTATCACTATTTTATCTTTCTTTTTTGGGCCTAACTCCACGGGATATGCCAGAATAGAATAAAAAAAAGATCTCCCTAGATTAAAGAATAGTTTGATATCAAACGCTTCCACTTCTAATTCCCATCTATAAATGTTCTCAGGGAACTCAGAGGGCATCTTGTGAAACCCATCTAAAAACTCTAACAAGATCAATTGCATGGGGGTTAAATCTTTTAAATGAACGCCTGCAAAAGGAATGCCTAAGCGATTCATGGATTCATCAAGCTTATCCATCGCCACCGCCATAATGCCCGTGCGTCCTGTTAAAGGTATTTCAATGTGAAGTGTATTCATATTTTTCGTCGTCCTTCCCTATTTTAATCATCCCTATTTCTTACTATCTTTGTAAGCTTCCCACATCTCATTGACCATGGCTTCCATTTGACCGCTCTCTATTTTAGCGATTATCCCTAACTGCCTGATCACCCCGTCCGCTTCGCCCGGCGTCAATGCCCCTTTCACAACCTGATCAATCACCGATCTCGCCTGTTCGAGGACCGTTTCCCCCTCAAGCCTAAATTCGTCCGGCAATACCTCATGCTTAATCGGCGGCGCATACAATCGTTCGACAATGATATCCGCGGCCTTCATATCACCCCCCATCGCTGAATCATAGATAAGCCCTAGAAGATCCCTCGCCATCTCTTCGTTAATGACCTTCTTAATAAATGCTCTTGAATGCACAAAGTTCTTGTTCTTGGAGCCCACCGGTCTTCCCTTAGGATTGGCAATATCTCCTGTTTTAAACGTCATACCGACTCCTCTATTTCTGCCTATTACATTTAATATATGGTCAATATTTATTCTTTAATTAAAGGTAAAAAATACGCTTCTATTTTCTACAAATACTACAAACTGACTGATTAACAGTCAACAATTATTATTTATTAAAATAATTTCTAATTTTTGTTGCTAATTATTAAAAGGGTGCTATACTAAAAATGTGAAAACAAACAGGAGGAAGGAAAGATGAATATACGATTACAAGACGACGGCCTAGCGGAGGCAAAAGCTTCCAAAGAATTTAAAATAATTGAAAAAGCGGCCTTCACAATGATCAAAAACCTATCACACTTTTTAGAATGGATGAAAGATTTAGAAATGAGTTGGAGGGATATACAAGACTACTTATCGATTGTGCATGCGTTTTGGATAAAAGATAAATCCGCTCAGATACTATTTAAATTATTAAAAAGTCAGGATTACATTAAATAATTTTGTAAGGAAAACAGGAGGAACGGAAATGGAAAACGAAATGAAACTATTGAAGGTATTAAACTTATTCACAAGCCAATATAAGCATTTATTGCCCTATATTGAATCGAGTGAAGATGTGAAAAACTTTTTTGAAGAAATGGAAAACCGAGGGATTGATGAGGAAATATCAAATTCTGTATTTGAGATGCTTTATACTTATGGTTATATCAAATAGGATAATTAAGGAGAACGTGAAATGAAAAGCTTTTTATTATTATGGGGAATAATATTTATAAGCTGTGTTTTAATGGTATTTATTACAACACAATCCATCAAATTAGAACAACAGCATACGTGTTTAGTTGCAATGGAACACGAAGGTTGGTCGAAAGATTCGCTAAGGGACATTAACAAAATGGGATGGACGATATGCGAATTTAAGAAAAGTCATGATCAATTTAAAAAGGAGGCAAAAAAATGGAACTAGCAACCGATTTTGAGAGAATACGTCACTGCTTTAAATACAAAGTAGCGGAAGTGAGAGATTATATTCGATCGTTACGAAATAAAGGGTTAGATCATGGGACCTATCACCGACAGCTCGATGAATATAAAAAGCTCATCGACTTTTATGGCATTCAAAAAATGTACCAAGATGAATTTAAACGTAAATGGAAAAAGGAGATCAAGAAATGTTAGAAATGAAATTAATCAAACCCATTTTCGAGCGTGCGGTCGACCTCCTTCGAGAATATAAAAAAAGCCTCGACAACAATCCGATGATTTCGCCAGATCAACATTACTTTTTGATGGGACTGTATAAAAAAAGACTAGGATATCAGACAAAACGTACATTATTTTTACAAGCACTTGAAGAGGAGCAAAAACAATGAAAGATGAAGATATAAAAACGATAGAGCACTATTTTTCGGATCTAACCAGCCACCACCGATGGAGCGAGGAGACTGACAAATATGTGAGAGAAAAAATCGAAGATGAAATGAAAGAGGGAGAGGCAATCGCTTTCTCAAAAATAATAATAGCGATCCTGGAAGATAAAAACTTATCGGCTGTTGAAAAATCACTTTACCTCATCAGTGTCGCAGAAGTTCACCTTTTTCAAATATTGACAGAAAATCTTGCATCATTTATGAAATTTGGCGCGCCTTTCCTACACGAATCGCAAGAGGAGGGAAAAGATGAATTATATCATTGATGGGGTAGGGATATTAATTACCCTCTGGGTGGGATTTCAAACCGTTTTAGATTTATTAGAAGCATGGGAGGAAGATAATTATGAATGTCGACGAATTCGAAAAATTTGAAGCTTTTTCTGACAATAAACGTCTAGATCTGGGTATCACAGAAGATGAATATGACCAATATTATGAAGATAACTGGCGTATGTCGATTGAGCAGGACGACCAGCAGCAATGGGAGGAAGATAGATATGAGTGATAAAACTAATGAGGAAAGCGTCCCCACTAGCAACTGGGTAAAAACCCAAGAGAAGATAACGGATATATTATTTAAAGACGGTCTTCGAGATGAGAAAAAAATAGAAGAAATGGAGAAAATATTGTTTGATGCTCATTTTAACGGCGGATGGTTTAGAAAATAACAAAACGATGACGACAACAAGAGGAGATAATTAATGGGAACACGAGCAGATTTCTATATTGGAAGAGGGAAGCACGCTGAATGGCTCGGCAGTATTGCATACGATGGTTACCCGGAGGGTATAGCTGAATCAGTTATAAACTCAGGTAATGAAAAAGAATGGCGCACTGCTCTCACCGTATTTCTAGAAGGGCGTGAAGACGCTACCTTTCCCGAGGACGGCTGGCCGTGGCCTTGGGAGGATAGTCATACAACGGATTATGCGTATGCCTTTGATGGTGAAAGGGTGTGGATCTGTGGCTTGCAAAAAACATGGTTTCCTGTCAATGATAAAGAACCATTCGAAAGTGAGAAAATTGTGAATAAACAAGCTGCCATTTTTCCAGACATGACGTCCAAGCAGAAAGTGACGTTGGGTAAGCGATCGGGCTTACTCTTTCTCGCCTAAAAAATAACAAAAGGTTTGTGATCAATAGGGTACACGTTTTTTTTGTAATCAATATGTTACAAGTTTTTTTGTACCCTTTTCTATTTTTTTCTTTTTTTAGCCACGGTGCGACGCCCCGCTTTAAGCATTCCCATGGCAAAGACGGCTTGCTTTTTAGCCTTCGGCCCATACTTCCCAGCCCGGGCACCGGCCATCTTTCCCGCGGGGATTTTCTGGCCTTGAGGGACGCCTAAACTGGCATGTAATCCTCCTTTTTTGAAGGCCACCGCCTTTTTTCCCTTTTTCTTAATGACCTGGGTGCCCCCCACTTTGACACTCTTGCCACGCATCTTTTTGGCCCGCTTTGTACTCACATACGGACCGGGTTTTTTACGCTTGACCATGATCTCACTCCTTGAGTTCAGTGATTGCTAAATATCCTAATGAAGAAACCGATTTGGTTTGAATTAATAACAGAGGGAAAGCATCCCAAAGTTGGAAAAAGGGATCTATCAGGAGGACATGGCTTTTCCCTCTGTGCTTTCAATTATCGTTTTTTTGGTTAAATAAATCAATCTTTGTTACAATAAATCATGATTAAAAAGTCACTAGACGACAAAATTATTAAAATCCTGAATGCCCATTTTCGGGATTATCCGGACGGAATGTCTATTAAAGAACTTCAGCACAAACTTGAAATGATCTATTTTAAACCCATCACCGAAACGTGCCTGCATGAGCATTGCACCGTGTTGACCTATCAAAATCTCCTCTGCAAAGAATTTTGTTTAAAAGAAGAAAATAGCCAGGTCAAATGCCTGCGGTACAAAGTCATTAAAAAATAATTTTAAATCGATTATTCACTCACACTTAGTTTTAGCTCTTCTATTAATTCTTCAATTGTACAATTATTCATCGTAATTTCTTTGTGGTGATTTTTACAAAGCGTATAACGCTTTCCGTCTTCTTCATGATGAAGTTCTGTATATTTATCGTAGCCACACACGTCACAAGGTTCGTAGTCTTGATTATGTCGCTTAAACAAGTTATCCCTATGTTATCCAACGTTTAATTTATAAACAATATGACGTGAATCCTACACTATGAGTGATGAAGTTACATGAATAAAAAAGTTATCCCCATAAAATGCATTCCCTTAAATGCCCAATGGTGAGAGTTAGAAATGAGAATAGAGGAGATGCCTAGGTTTTATAAAAAAAATCTAGTTCCTCTCTATCTCATTAACGGATATGCCCAACGGAGCCGAGTCGTCAACGAGACCATTATTCAGGGATTGGATGATAATGGTTGTATGCTACTTAATAACAAATCCAATTTTGTTAGCGGGTAACGCTTCATACGTTCGAGTGCTTGGAGATGGCCCGCATGCCGTCCAGTATCTCCACTTATTATATCCGTCATCCTGTAGGCCCCGATGACAGGATTATTGGGCCTATAAATAACGCTGAGCGCCTCATTCGTCAAGGTAAAAAATAAAATTCATTCTTTGCGGTAAAATAAAAGTCAGAAAAATGATACAAAAAGGGGGCAATACTTTTGTTAGTAAGTTACCGAGGAGTTGATTTGTTTGTAAGAATTTAACCTCAAGAGACTGGAACAAAAAAGACAAACATATCAATAGGTTATCCTCAGCTTGGTTGAGCGAAAAAATTCCGCTCAACTTTATTTCATACCAAGGACGCGCCTTTTTTAGTGCCCGCTGATTTCCTTTTTCTGATGGTACAGAATAAGGGGCGGTTTGTTTGTGGATGATAGGTTTGATCAAAAATAATCCTGCTTTATTTTTTAACATTAATAATTGTTAATGTCAAATTTTCGTATTTCTTTTCAAAGAGTTTCTGTTTGATGCGAAACACTTCCGTTTTGACGCCTTTGACATCTTCCACCACTTGGTGGCCCGATTCTACCACCTCGTACATAAAATCGGCTTCATAAGTAATAGCACGATGCCACTGGTTGTTTTTCCTAAACTTCTCCTGTAACTCGAACCTTGGATGAACCTGTAAACGACGAATTTTCCATGCTTTTTTCATGATCTTTAATTGAACATATCTCTCAAACTCAGCCTTCGAATCAAAGCGATACCCTTCGGCCTCTATTTTCTTGGCGTGATATTTACCCGAAGAACGCCCAAATTTTAGCGGAGAGCTCATGGCTTACCTTTCCCCATTCTCTCACCCCTTCTTGGAAGATCGTCGCGTGAGAGGCAAAAATCGTCGTTTTTAGAATTGATCATCCCGTGATCATTTAAGAGGTCATTGAAATTTATTTTGACAGGCTTTGGAAATCGTTGATCAACTTTTAGTTTGAAAGAAAAGGACAGCGGCGAATAGAAAAAATCATCCACCCAATCATTGTACCATTCGTTAAAATCCATTTAGCAATCCTCATTAGGGATTTGGGAAAAGCTACACCACCCTGATTTTAATTATGGCGAAGTCGCCATAATTAAAAGTCGATACGGATATGTTGTAGGATTATTCTTTATTATCCTCTGGCGATTTAAGTCGAGCAACAATTTTTTTATAGATCCTTATCACGGGGCCAATATAGAGGAACACCGCCGCCCAAAAAGCGATGCTCAAAAATATCATCGAAAGGGTATGAGAATCTAAAATAAGCATAAAATTACCTCTTATAAGTCATTTATCTATTCTTCATTATTGAGTAGCTTGAGGAGTTTAACGTATAATTCCAATGAAAATAATCGGATAAATGAAAACGATTTTAATTTATAAACCAAAAACCAAAATTCAGGAAGACGTTCTTTAAACAAAGGATCACCCATTAACAAAAACATCTGCGATTCACATATTTTTTCCTGGTCTTCCATCTCTTTTATTAATAACAAAACATGTTCTTTCAAATCGTTATTACTTTCTTCCTTATAATGATGTTTAGCAAAGTTCTTAAATTTATATAAGATATCATGGGGTAGAATTCTCGCGCTTGCTGATGAAGGACTTCCAAATTTTTCATTGATCAACTCCAGCCCTTCATTGACAAAATCACGATCGTTCATCTCTTCAATATCCATTATTTATCCTTTTTAAATAATTGGTTGATACTTTCAAATGTACACGTACTTTTCTTTGATTTTATTTCAGTACGTTCTGCTTCTATTTTCATACGGTGCCGGAATTTAGGGCTAAAGAAACAAGTAATTTATCTATAATACTTTGGAGAGCCTCTCGTTGAGAATGAAAAATTTTTTCTTCATTTGCAATGATTAACGGCGTGTGTTCATCTTCTTCACAATCATAAGTAGTATCGAAACCATATTTATTTAAAAATATATGATAGGAAGGATGCATAAAGTTATATATAATTTCTTCGCGTGTATTTAAATCCTCCCCAAAACTATAGATAGACAAAATTCTTCCTTTAT